TTCATTTATTTTATTTAATTTCTTTTTTCTTCTCGGGGGGGGGAGGGGGCTTCTTTACTTTCTATACTATTTTTTAGGTCTGTTAAAACATCTATTGAATATTGTATTCCTTCAAGATAGGCTTTTTTTACTGCCATTTTTGCAAAAACTTCTATTTCTTCTTTTGATATTGAGTTTGTGGGCATAGGGGTTAATTACTTTTAATTTTAATCTCTCCACATTTCTCACAAATACAAGAAGCATAAACTCTTTCTCCTTGTTTTTCGTTTCTGTTAGTTTGGTCTGAAACTTCATACCACAATTCTTTTGTAGTAATTCCATTTGGTATCCATTTGTGTTCACATATTATTTCTTTTTCCATAGTGGTTAGTTGGTTAGGTTTAAAAAATACTATGAGATTTTAAATCCTTTGTAAAAGTACTCAAACTGTTGTCTAAACTTGTTGTTCGGCTTTCAAAAGCCCTATCCAGTGGCTTAGACAACAGATTAAATGCTTTTATAATTTCTAAATCTTTTCCTTTATGCCTTTTTCTTCTTTTCGCACGACAAGAACGACATAATGTAGTAGATTCTATTTGTTTATTTATTATAGGGGGACAAAACTCTTTATAACAAAATCTACATTTCTTCTTTTCTTTTTCCATAGTGGTTTAGTTAAATAATTTCGCCTTCAACTATTTCTCCTCCTATTTGGTAAAGTTTTACACCAAAAACTTCTTTTGACTCTTTTGTAATTGTGTATTTTTTACTCATAGTGGTTAGTTAATTAGGTTAATATTTTTCTTAATATTTTTTGAAGATTCACTGGTGGACGGATAGGATAGTAGTATTTAATTTATTAATCAATCAGTGCAATGCACCAATTAAACTAACTTAAATATATTTTAATTTCCTTCTCGGCTTAGTCCGGCCGATTACTTAATATCCCTTATATTCTTCTTGTTGCATCCGACCTTGAAGTTTGGCAATTCTGATAAACTCCACAATTCTTTCTATTTTTGCTTTTTGCAGGCAATACTCCTTATAATCATCGCTGGCTTCAACTATTACTTTGGCTTTGGCTACCGAATATCCTTGATTGATATATCCCACTTTTAACTGGGCCACTTTTTGTTGACAATCAAAGAGTTTAATATCCTCGTCTGACAATAAGACATTAAGTTTCTGGGCAGCATCAATATAAAGGTTCGGAGAGATTGATGATTTAGTTTCCACTTGTTCTTTGAGCCAACTGATGATTGTTTCTGTTGTGATTTTAGTTTCCATTAAAATGGTATATTTTTAACATCTATATTATCTTCAACTACTGGTATCTCACTATTATCAACTCCTTTTTGGATAATAATAAACCCCTGTTCTGTAAGTTCCGCATCGGGATGGGCAAAATACCAGACATCCACAAACTTGCCGGCCACATTCTGCTTAATCTTCCACGCCTTAACTTGTTTGCCTATCCAGTTCATTGCATCCGGCCCAAAAGCATCTATCATTCCGTTAAGAGATGTTTGATTAAATCCAACATTTCCTTCCTTTCCGTTTACTTTTACTAAAAACATATTTTGGACTCCGAATTCTCCTTGTATTTCTTTCCCTTCATTCCCCACTTCCAATAAATCCCCGTCTTTGAAATCTACTCCCTTTTTTAAGAAATTCCCTATTGATACTTTTTTTGTGTATATTTTGCTCATTTTATTGTTGCTTTATTTAATAATTCTTGTTGCCTATAAATCTCCACGCAATTAGTAAAGATTTTTCGGTTGGCTTCATTGGAGATTGACCGCTTCTCCAACATCTCGCCATTTTCTTTTAGGTTAAGGATTAAGTCGCCGGTAATGTTTGGATATAAACCCATATCTTCTAACATTATATTATAGCCAGCACATTGAAAAAAGTGTTCAGAATAAATCCCACTACCAGAGGTTTTTATGTCTCCAACCCATATTTGCCCGTCTATCTCACAAACAAAGTCAACCGTTCCCGCAATAAACAACTCCTCTGAATAAATTATCTTTTCAGTTTCAAGAAATTTAACCTTGTTGTTTATAGCCCACTGAATAAAGTTATCTACCGACTTATTAGAGTTCCTGCCACTTCTAATAAATCCTTCCGAGTTCTCTATAACATCTGCTATAATCTCTGCTATAATCTCGTGAGTTTTAGTCCCATAGTCACCTGCTTTTTCTTTTCTTTTAGTATGGGCTTTGCAGGCTTCTTCTAAAAGTTCTTCACTAACAATGTAATTATACTCTTCTAGTTTCTCTCCATCTGGCATTGATAGTGATTCTTTTGGAGCATTATTTCTGATATAATCTGTTGCCATTCGTGCCGCCCAAGGGATAAGAGCAGGTTTAGCAAGAACGCCAAGTATAGTCGTGCATCCAGTCATTCTTTGTCCGTCTAAAAGATATTCGTGCTTTTCTTTATTAAATTCAAACTTTTTTGTTTTAGAGTTCATTTTATTTGGTTCTGTGAAAGGTTCAACTGACTGTCATAGACACATCCGTCTCCGAACAGTCTACTCCTGAGGTTGAGCCCTTCACAGAGAGACCGATTTAATAATTTTATACCCTCACAAGAAAAGGCCTATTGTTTTTTTCTTCATGGTCGGCGATTTCAGATTATTCACCGTTTGGTTTATCCAATTTCTTAAATGCGGAAAATCAAATTGCATTGGATGTTTGACTCTTGGAATTTTAATCATATCAATGAGAAATAAAAATAAGCTAAAGCGCCAATCAGAAGTCCAACAATAAAGCCACCGATTATTTCAACCCAGTCAATTTTTTTCGTATTGTCTTTGATAATTCCTTGCTCAATATATTTTGAGATGATTGATTTTGCAAAGTTCATAGTTTTTATTTTTGTTGCTTTTGAGGAAAGCTACTATCCTTTTGACCTGCTTCGTCGACCGATACGGGTTATCCGTTATCTTTTTTATATCTTTGCCATTCTCTTTTAGTTCCACCTCCTTTGGCGTTAAATTGTTTTCTTAATCTTTTTACTTTTACTTTTCTCATAATTTTAATTGTGCGGCTTTTTTAATTATTTGGCTTACCCTTGCTCTTTTAATCCCATACCTTTTACCGATTTCTTCTAATGTTAATTGCGGATAAAGCCCGACAATCTCTTTATCTCTAATCTCTCTTTTTTGTTTTTGTATTATATTTTCTGTCATATTGTTTTGTCTTCTGGTTGGGTTAATAATAATGGGTAGACAAGTTGACTAATTTAAGTTTATTCTATTATTTCAATCGTGTCAAGCCCTGTTTATCCACAGCCCCTATTTTTACCCCCCACCCCATATAATTACCTCTTATTGCTTAAATTAGTGGAGTTTGTTGAAGTCGTAATCGTTGTTTGCCTCAAAAAATGCTTTTGCAAATCCTGCCGGGGTAATACTTCTTCTTTCTTGTCTTGTTAATTTACCGAATACTTCTGGATGAATTTCACGACTTGCTAATCTGTCAAACTTTACCATCTTCTTTGGATTTAATGAATGATATGGCACTTCAACTTTTATTCTGCCTATTTTCTTTTTTGGTTCGTTAAACCATCCCCACACATTTGTTTTCTTTTTGTATCCATCGCCAAACTCATAAGGGTCAAATTGAAACGCCGGCTTCCCTAAAAAGTATTTCAGCATTCCATTTGGATTTTCCAACGCCCAGAACTTTAATGGCAATGTTTTTTTCTTGGTATCCTGTTTTATTTCCATACATTCCCATATTATATTCAAACATGCCCTAACGCATTCCATTCCCTCTTTTAAGTTCCTGTCTTTGTTTGCTTTTGTTCTGGCCAGCGAAAACATCGTGCAAGGCGGTGTGGCAAGGATACCATAGATATTTTTCTTTTCCGTTATCCATCGGTAGTTATCATTATGATGGTCTTTTCTAAAAATAATTTCATTGTCAGTAAATTTAGTGGCTAATATATTATATTTTGGCAAAGTTATATTTCTTACATCATATCCTGCATTTTTATATGGTTTTGACCATGCACCAGTCCCTCCACATAAATCAATTATTATTTTATTCATAAATAGTTAATTTTATAAATAGTCCATAGTTCAATCCCACCCTATCCTTTTTAATCGCACTGAGGCTTGCTGGTTGCATCGGTTTTTGGCTTTAATCCGATTATATGAGTTTTTTTACTATCCCCCTTTGTTACAGGCATATTCCTGCCACACTTCCAGCAAATTACGCCACGGGGTTCGCCTTTATCGTCCAATAAATCATAAGTTGGCTGAGCAAAAGGTTTATGTCTGGGACATATTATTGTTATTTTTTTATTTTTTCCTTTAGAACGAAATTTTAGTTTCATTTTTGAAATTCTAAATACTTTTTACAAGCACTATAAATAGACCAGTCCAACCCCACTAACTTTTGCTTTGTCTTATCAAGAATTTCGCAGGCCTTGGTTGTGTCGTTGTCACATAAGCATAAAAGTTCTTGTGCCGCCCTCAAATTACTTTTGTAGTTTTTTCTTTTTTGATTTGTTATGCTCAAATAATAATCCACCACAATTCTTATTGTATGTATTTTTATTAAATCTATAGATTCTCCAAACAAGGTTAATTGTTTCATATCGTTACGTTACGTCGTTACGTTACGTTTCGTCGTATAGTTTTTCTACAGGAACACTAAGCGTTCCGTTTGAAAATCTTTTTTTCCTTTGTTCTAACTTCCTTAATAGGAGAAGGAGTTATGCTTGTGTGCCACGTGGCCCTCATTACTGAGCCGACTCGGCTATTTTTTACAGCGTGTTAAGGTTTCCAACCTTACATTCCTATTGGCTGACACAGAGCTGATTTATGTCGCCAAGCCTGTCCGGTTTTAAGCAGGATATTACACCGGTAGCTTTTTTTGTTTTTTATACGCAAAAACCACCTCTTGCGAAGTGGTCTTTGTTTTTGGTGACTAAACCAACAGAAAGAATCATAACGCATAATTCCTTTTGTTGATTTAATTGTTTTGATTTAGTCTCCATATTCTCCTATTTTATCACAACTGAAAACCCAGTCAAGTCCTCCAGTTTCCCCTTACAAAATCCTTAGTTATTCACAGGTCGTTAAACGAAAAATCGTCGTTATCCCTAACCAGCGATTCTTCGTAAAACACGAATGTTTTTATTCCTCGCCCCCAATTCCTTCGTCTTCGCTATCGTCTGAACTTTCGTCATCGTCCTTTTCGTTCTCCTCTTCGTCTTCAATATCCAATGGGTTTTTTATTTCTTCGTCCATTTTTTTATGATTTTAATAATTTGAAACACGTCCAATGTTGCTGACCTTTTTCCGCCGCCATTTTAACAAAACATTTAATCTGGTCAAAAGGATTTTTATATTCTCCTTCACAAAATCTATCAAAAGTAGGTTTATGGAATTGCGCCAAACCAAATGCTTTCCCTAAATCGCCTATTGCGTTGGAGTTCCAACTACTTTCGCATTCAATAACTTTATACAATTCATAATAATTTCCACCATTTCCATATTCAGCAGATTTCTCGGCAAGATAACTTTTTAATACACCTGTGAGTTCATTAGAATCCATCAGAGACGAGTTTTTATCAAAGACGATGTTTTCATAGTCCGCCTTGAAATCGCCTATTTTAGGAGCGTTTGCGATGCTATTTTGGGCTGGTAAGAACCAAATAGATAGAGACGAAAAAAGTATCACCGAAGCAAAAGCAAATCTCCACGCTATTTTAAACTCATTACCTTTATTTTACCTTATCAAGAAACCCTGTCAACTTTTGCAATTCCAGCTCGGATAAAGATAACTGAAAATCCTTCTAAAATCAATCTTTGGTCTCCATTAAGTAATCCAAGAATTACCATAAGGATTCCACAAATATACGCCTTTTTTCCACTTAAAAATCCAATAAAATCTTTTATGTAATTCATTTTATTAAGTTTATTAAGTTTTTAATTTTTTGCCAGAGAACGACCAATCTCTGGAAAATTGTTAATTGTTTTTTCAAAGTGTCAATATAATCAAGAACAAAGATATTTGTGAAATAAGGTTCTGGATTTGTAGCACCTTCATACCCATTATTTGGGTCTTCATTCCATCTGTAATATCCTCTATGCAAATGAGCGCCTGTAGAATATCCTGTATTGCCTGCAACACCCAATAAATCACCGCTTTCAATTTTATCCCCTACTGATAAATCAGGATTTATGTTGTCAAAATGCCACCATAAATGTTTTTCTCCTTCTTCGTCAACAGCAATAATTCCAAAACCATGTTTAATATCTTTTTGGATATAAGTTATTTTTGCCCCATTGGAAATATCGCAATAGATATTCTCGCATTGACCTCCTAATTGGATTAAATTATTTTTGCACATAACTTGCCAATCCCAGCCGTCAAGTCAATGCCCCCGCAAGCCCAAAGATTGATACAATGGGAGCATTGCGGGAGCCGTATTTTCTAATCCGAAACCTTGTCGGAGCAAATTTGTTGAAATTGCCCTATAAATTTTTAACATAAAAATTCTTTTATCTTTTTAATAGTTTTTTCTTTATAAACATAAACTCCGACTTTTGCTTTCTTAGTGTTCCTTTTTGGTGTCCAAGAAAACTCAAAATCGCCACCACCGAAATTTGTTATTCTCAAAAATCCACAAGTTTTTTCCTTACCCGCACATTCGCAAGGTATATTTATTTGTTTTATTTTCATATGGGCATTTTTACTTGTATTTTTAATCCTCCCTGAACATAAAAGTTCCATTTTCCATTGGGTTCTTTAGTATGATTTATTTCACAGGGTAAAACGCAATAAAAACTTTTACCTACTTGCCATCCATCTATAACTTTTGTTCTAAATCTTTCTTCTACTGCTTTTATCAACTCGTTGATATTTGAATAATCTTTTAAAATTGTTTTCATAAAATTATAAAAATGAGGGGCGGAATAACCACTTTAATCTCTATTCCGAGATTTGTGGATTTTCCACTTTGGCATTCCGCCCCTTTTTGATTAGTCCTTTTTCACGAAGACCTCAACTACGAGGCAATGATGCTCTTCTTCGGCTTGCCTTCCCCACTGGATAAGGAGGAGGCAAAGTTCCTTCAGAGCGTCTAAATCTTTCAACTCGGTGGAATGTATCTTTTCCTTCTCCGCAACTGCTGTTGCCATTCTTTCCCTCCTTTCCTGCGTCCACAATGATTTCCAGCCACTTGCAGTGATTGGAAATGCAGTGAAGTGCAACCTTCCTGTCTGCCACAATAAGGTTGGTCTTGCGACAAACTCCCCGCAACATTGGTTTCTCCTTAAAAGAGAACTGATAATCGGCAAGGCAGTGAAGGGTTAGACGATAGGGTTTGCGGCCCGCACTTTCGTGCCATCATCATACCTTCCTGCACAATTAACTAACTCGTATCCACGAGCAGGAATGGAGTACCTCCACTGCTCTGCCGATTATCTTTATAAAAGAACTTTACTTTAATTATTTTCTTTCTTCTAAAATCGTCGCTATTTTAGTTAATAACTTTATTTGTTCGTTATGCTGTTCGGTTTGATGAAGCATTTCACTATAAATGTGATTTAGGTCATTATTGGATATTTTATTGAGGGCAATTGTTTGTCCGTTCTTTTTTCCAAACATAACTTTTATAATGAGATAAATCACATATAAGACCCCTACTGCTCCCCCCGTTAAAATAAGTTCGTATACTTCTTTTTCCATATTAGTTTACCCCTATTTTTTTGGCTTCTAAAAGTAAAGCGTCAATCTGGGCGATTTCCTCTTGTATCCTTATTATATCATTTTCCAGTCCCTTTTTCCTGTCTTTTAATTCAGGAAGATTATAAACGACATCTTCTGTTTTTGTTGTCTTAAAATTTTGATTGTCTATTTTTGTGTAGTTCATAAGTTTATTAGTTTAATCTTTCTACGCTAATGTGAAGTTCGTAAGAACCGTCTTCCAAACTTCCCGATATTGTAGTTTCATATTGCACGCTTCCCGCTCCCAAATAAACATAATATACCCCTTGATTATAATCAGTCGTTCCTGTATTAATTGCCGCCGCAGAAACACTCCTTGCAACAACTCCGTCATTCCATTTTAATTTTAAAGTCACAGTTTGAGCGACATCAGCAACAGCAGTAAATATGTAAAAATTTATCCTGTATAATCCAGTTGCAGAAGCGTTTGAAAATGTTGTGTCCGAAATCGCAGCCGTCTGTTCTGTCAAGTTAATGCTGTCAATAATCGCAGGCACTCCGTAGCCCTCCGTTGCAATGTTGTTATACAAAGCAACTCTCCCGTTTCCGTCAATAGTCATTTTGCTGTTAAATCGTATTTGTGTTGTGGCTACTAAGTCCAAATATCCGTCATTCAAACTATCTATGTATTCGTTGCCATCCGTCTGGGTGAACATTAGTTTGTCATCCAGCAATGTCTGTCCCTGTATATTTAAATATCCGCTTCCGACAAGTTTAGGATTTAACAGCATATTCACTCCGTCATAGGTAATTCCTGCGTCCTGTCCCGTTCCGAATTTCAAATATGTGCTGTCGTTATTTATGGCTACCACATAATTGGCAAGGTTTTTTTGGTTAAAGAATACTCCCGTTATTCCAGCATCACTCCCCCATTGCAAACGCATCAACTCATTGACTTCTGAAATTGAGTTTCCATAGGTATTTATTCCATACATCCACTTATGAACGCCTATTGGACTGATAACACCTTGTTCTGGGGCATTAACTTGAAGCAATCCCATATATTGCGTTCCTGCTGTTGACGCTGTTTTCCAGCCCTGCGAAGCCCAAGATATAGGAGGTGAATACTGGTCTACGCTAACTGTGGCGGCTGTGGTGTTCAAAAGATTAAAAGTATTAGGGGCTTTATATATGTCTTCGGCTATCACTGTGCCAGCAATTATAAATCCACTGGAAGTATCAAGATAAAACGGATGGACTGTCCACGAACCTGCTCCAAACTTATAATAATATCTAAAAGTTAAATTGTCGGCACTTCCGCTTGGAGTCATAGCTTGTGCCCATTGATATTGCTGATTAGTCGCCCCTTTGCCTTGTGCTGAAAGTATCATGGCAGGAGACATTCTAAAAGTAGTCGTGCCGTCTGCGGCAGTGGGATTTCTCAATAGCATCCCAATTCCCGCAAAAGTGTTTGTTGGCGTTCCGTCTGAAAACTCCCAGATGTTATCAGGGTCGGCTGTTCCAAAACCTATCTTGTCAGTATAACTTGGGACATTTACCGCCAGAGTTGGACTATCCACTAAAAGAGAACCGAAAGTGCCAAGTCCTGTAGTGGTAAAATCAGTTGTCTGGGAGGCACCCATTAAAGCAAGAGTGCCTGATAGGTTGGGGAAAGTAAAGGTTTTATCGGAAGTGGTCAAATTAGAGAAATCTAAAATACCATAAACTATACTTGGGTTAGAACGAAACTTCAATACTCCATTGGTTCCTGCTCCATTTGCAGACCCACTGATAAATTGGATACTTCCTCCATTGCCATTACCCCCTTGCGCATTTCCAGCATTAAATTGAGTATCCCCTCCATTTCCTGAAGTAGCTCCTCCGTCTCCCGCAGAAACCGAAAATCCTCCGCCAGTTCCCATTTCGCCTCCATTGCCTGCAATAAAGTTAAATTCTCCTCCACCACCAATTCCAAGACCAGAACCTGCAACGATATTTATTCCTCCCCCTTCAGTATCGGGAGTGGAAGCAAATTTTCCGTAAATATTTCCAGTTCCACCTTCTATTCCTAAATATAAATTATGATTTCCCAAATCCACATCAGCATCAAAAGTATGTTGTGAGATTGAGTGATTTAATAAAGAGCGGGCGTCTAAAGCGGTTTGTAAATCTATTTGGTCAGAAAGCGTGCCTGTGATAGAACCCCAAGTACCGCCGCCTGTGCTTGTTTTTTTATTTATTAAAAACTGCGTTCTCTGGTCTAAAATACTTATAGCTCTATTAAGCGCATCATTAGTGGCTAATTTGTCAAAGTTCTCTACTTGCTCGGATTGGATTTTTAAGTCTTTGTCTTTGCCAGTATTTATCTTTTCTACTATCTTTTGCCTATCATCTAATTCTGGGATTTTAATCTGGTCTTTTACTTTTTTAGTCGCTTCTGAAATAATCTGGTCTATATCAATTTCCTGTATTTTTGGAATAAGCGGAATGATTAAATCCAACAACTCTTTTTTAGTTGGCGTTTTGCCGTTCTCTATTTTGGGAATAAGCGGTTTGATAAGTTTTAGTAATTCGGCATCTGTCGGAGTATGTCCGTCTTCGCCGGTAATCGGTTCTGGTATCAAGGGTTTAATTAAGTCAATTAACTCTTCTTCTGTCGGAGTGTGGCCATCTTCACCTTTCATTCTTTCAATTATATTTTTTATATTCGGCAATTCCTCATCAATCTTATCCTCTAAATCAGAAACCATGGCAAAAACCGCCAGAGTTGTTTCGTCTTTGACTTTTCCTTCTCGTATGGCTTTTAGCAGTTTTTCTCTTTTTGTTGGCATATTATTTTATTTATGTTATATAAGTAAAAATATAATAAATTAAATAAACTAATCCAATCCAAAATAACATTTCAAATGTTTCTTTTAAAGTAAATTTTTTATCAAATTCTTCATTTATTACCATATTATTTTAATCCGTTAATAATATCTTCTTCCATTTTATTTGAAATAATACCTTGCTTTTTCCATAATTGAATTAAGGCAAATCCCTCATCGGGCTTGTCTTTTACTTTTTTAATAACTTCTTTTATAATTTCTCGCTCATATTCTTTTCTAATCCTATCTTTCATAATATCTTTATAAACCTCTTGTGGATTTTCTCCTTTCTGGGTTCGTAAAAAATACTCCACTGTTTGTTTTTCCGTTAATGGTTGTCTTTGTTTATCAAAGTATTCTTTGGCCTCTTTGGTTGAGTATTTTCCAAAAGTAATTACTTGCAACCATTGATTTTGATTTATGGGAAATTGTAATTTGCCTGCTTTGTTATAACTTCCCATTTTATCTAAACCTTCTATGCCTTGTAAAATCTTTTTTAATTGTCCTCCGCCATAAGGGAGTATAAAATCATAAACATAATTAGACGGGGTTTTAAATCCTCCTGACAATGCTGTCGCAATAGGGATTCCGCCCGGGTAAATACCAACCTCACTTCTGCCAAAGTATTTTTTCTTAAATTCTTCTGGCATTAAGTTTGCTATAAACTGACCGCCTGCCACAGAAGATAATCCTTCTCCTGCAATTCTTCCTACTCCTTCAAACCAACTATCTGCTTCTGTTGCTTCCCCTATTGCCCTAATTGGGTCTGGCAATGGTGTTCTTCCCATTGTTTTTTCAAATAAAGTATTCATTAAAAATAAAGTAATAGAAGTTTCAATCGCCGCCCTTGTGGCTTTAACAGGGTCTTTAAATATCTTGCTGAAAACTTCTTCTTTCCAAAGTTGGGCGTGAGTATTAACTTCTAATTGAAATTGCAAAGGTATAGATAAAACGCCACTCTCAAACGCCATTGCTTTTTCTCCTATTGCTCTTGAACCAACTACGCTTTTAAAAATCTCATCTGCTTTTGTCATCAATTCCTGTCCTCTAAATCCTTGCGAATAAGCATTATCAAAACTTGCTCTCCATAGTGCTTTTGATATATTTTTTTCTATAACTACAAATGGAATACCTAATAATTTACCACCCTTTTCAGTTATTGTTGGAAATACAGTTTCTCCGTGTTGTAATCCTTTCTCGCCATATCTTATTAGCAATGCTTTTGATTTTAATAATGGGTCGTTTGCTCCCAATAATGGTGAGACTGCTTGCGTTAATAATCCTTTTGAAGTTCTTATAAAATTATTTCTTAATACAGAATTTGGTATTCCTGAAATCTGCATTAAAGCTGAACCTATATTTCCTATAATTCTATTCTTTCCAAATCTTTGCGCTACCATATTCAATAATTGAATTCCTTTTCTGCCGACAACAAAATTCATTAACGGCCTGTCAAAAGGATTAGTCTTGCCTGCCAGATTATCCGCCGCATATCTTAAAGAACCTATAAACTGATTAAGATTTTTTGATTGCAAAGTATTATGCGCCAAAATATCCGCAACCGCCCTGTGCCTTATTATGCTTTCTGTAAGATATTTATTATTTAATACTGGTGTTAAGTATGCCTCAAATGCTTTTCCTGCGTCTTCAACAAATTCCATTCCTCCTTTTCTTCTTAATGCAAAAGGATTAAATTTCCTATTTGGTCTCGTGAATTCTGAAACCTGCTCTAAAACAGGACTAATATCTCCGCCGGTATTTTTTATTACTTCCCACATTTTTCCAAATTCTTGTGCGTGAGTATAATAATCCTGCCTTTTTGGAATAAGTTTATCCTCTGGGTATTTTAATCTTCTCATTTCCGCATTAGTAGTTTCCAATAATTCATCATATTGTTTTCTGAACCATTTATCTGCTTCAATAATATCCTGCCATTTATTTGGATTTGCCTTTTTCAATTCTTCAAGCGACATTCTTTTTTCTCCAAATCTCATAATCAAACCCCTGTCTTTGGCGTTATTTATGCCAAAATTATCAAGCATATCTTTCATTGCTGTTTTCAGTTTTATTTCTTCTTTAAACATTTTAGCAACTGCCTCTTCTCTCGGTCTGGTAAGAATGTTTTTTACTTTTTCTGCGTCTTTGCCTGCCGTATTAGTTATTTTTTGGTCTATTGTTTTGAAAAAGTTGAAGAACCTCGTTTTTGTTTTTTGTTTCCATTCTGTTATTTCCCCCAGCATTTTTGCCGCTTCTTCTTTTGTTGTAGTTATTTTAATGCCGAATTCTTTCAATGCCTCTACCTGTCCCTTTGGCAACATTTTATCGCCTTTTTTGAGTAATCTTAAATCATCTAAAACAGATTGCAGTTGCTCCTTATTGGCATTTGACCATTCTTTAATTCCATGTTTTTCTTTAATACGAGATAAAATACCGCTGTCTAATTCCTTTGTAAATCTTTCAAAGCCAATCTGTTTTCGTATTTGATTTTTTTCTTTTTCTAATCCTTCTAACATCACTGTCTTAATACTCACTAAAAACTTCCTCTCTTCTTGGATTGCTTTAACTTCTTCTATTGCTTCTTTCTTTCCGGCAATTGCTCCTTTTCTGGCTGATTGCTCTTGTATTCTTAATTTTTCATTTAATTGCCTTAATTCTACATCTTTAACCTGTCCTGTGGTTTGTCTGATTATTGTTTTTGTTGGTTTTATCTGTTTGCTTTCTTTTGGTAAAAATATGCTTTCTGGTATTTTTTCAACAATAGTTGGTTTAACTTCTTTTATTCCTTTAGTGGCTTGGGTATAGAAGTCTTGAATTTGTTTTGGCACAACATCTTTTACTTTTTCTGTAAAGGGTCTTTCATCGGGATAAAGTTTATTTATAGTTTTTTGTTCTATTTTTGTTAATTTTCCTGTTGCTCCTGCCTGAACATATCTAGTATTAAATTCCTCCGCATTCTTATACTTCCTTGCCTCTACCGCTAATGGTTCAAGTTCTTTGGGAATTATGCCTTTTTTGGCCTTTAACGCTATAGCGACCCCTTTCTGTGCTTCTGGTGCTGTTTTAATTGCTTTACTGATAACACTTTCCACCTCTGCTGGTATTTTTATTTTAGATAATTTTTGTGATAATTCTGATATAATATCGTCTGCTACACCTCCTAACTTTTTAAGAAGTCCCGCAATTACTTGTGGAGCTTTTTCTTTGGCTATTTGAGTAATTATTTCTTTGCTATATTCTTCAATTCCAGTAACAGGCAAAAATCCCAATACTAATTCTTCGGGTTTTTGTGGTTTGGCTTTCGCAAATTCCTCAAAATATCCCTTAAATCCTTTTTCCGCAAAAGAAGTTATGCCTTTTAATTCAAGAATATCCAAAACTTGTTTTGTTGCAGGTGCTAATTCAACTTTTTTTTGAACCAACCCTTTTAATTCCTCTGATGGTTCAGGTAAAAAACTGCCGGTCTTTACACTCTCTAAAAGATTTTGAAAGAACCCTTTTTTTTGTGGAGCAACCGAAATAGGAGTTGTCGGATAACTCTTTTGTTGTTCTGGTTTCAACTCGTATGGTTTTCTTTTTACTAAATCCGTAAAATATCCCATAATTTATTACCAAAATTGCCACCACGGCTTATTTAGTTCTTTTATTGCTTTAGTTAATGCTTCTGTATCTGTTTCCTCTTCTGTTGGTTTAGATAATTTTTCCCTTATGTATGTCGGCACACTTGCATCATTCGGGTTCAGATAATTCTTTGGAGGAAACTGAGTAAAGAAATCCTGCTCTAATCCTCCGTCTTTTTTCCAAGCGTCTAACATTTGAAGATATAAAGCAGAATTGACATATTGAGCATCAACTCCTGTTGGTGTAATTGTTTCACCTTTTTCATTTTGATAAGATTGTCCTCTACTTGTGTCTAATTGTTGTTGAGCTGTAGCGACATTGCTTTCTGCAATAACAAGTCCACCACTTTTAATAGTCGGAATACTTGCCGCCTTCGCCTTCTCCTTAATTTGTTCTGCCAACCTCGCCAAATCTTGTTGAAAAGTATCACTGGTCGCATCCAACGCCATTATCTGACCTGCTAAAACTCCTTGTCCGTTTTCTGTGGCACTTATAGCCCAAGTATTTTGGTCAGATCTGTTGGCACTAGCTAATTGAAACTCTTTATTTCTCTCATCTTTCAAGTTCGCCAATTTAGTTTTTTCCTGTTCTGTGGCAAAGTCAAAAAACTTATCTATTATCTTTTGTTGATAGTCATACTGATTCTCTGCGTTTTGCTGTTGGTATTTGAAATAAGTATCAATTTTGCCCTGTGCCTGTTCTAACAAAGCGGTGTTTCCTGTAAGAGTCGCTTGCTCTGTCAGAACTTGCGTTTGAAGAGGAAGGACTTGTATGGCAGATTGTCGGCTTATTTCTTGTTGTTGCCTGCCTAAAAAGGTGGAAGTAATATCCTTTCCAGCCGCTTGACTTTCCAATGTTAATTGGGCTTGCGTTGCGGTATTCATTATCCCTTGTATCTGGGCGTTTAAAGCATTTATTTTATCTGTGCTTGCTTTTACTGCCTGTTCTTTTTGCGCTATCTGTTCTGGAGTATCTGTCGGCCCATAGGCCTTAGTATATGCCTCTGCTCCACTCGGAGGAACTGGATATGTTTCTTTTAGAGTTCCCATATAATCCTTCGCCCATTTCATCGGGTCTTCCACTGGCGAGAATTGAGTGTCATTTACTATCAAAGGCGGTTTGGCTATTTCTGGTTCTCCTAATTTAACTAAACTTGATGAACCTGATAGTGTATCAGTTGGAATTGTTGATGATTGTAGTCCGGGCAAGATAGTCCCTATTTGAAGTTTTGTAGGGTCGCCAGTATAGTCAGATTTTGTTTTCCAATCTGCGCCATAAATATCATAAAGAGTATCACCTTTTTCTATTTCTATTTGTCCTGTATCTAATGTTTTTGCCATAATTTTATGTTATTGCGGTAATAATACCGTTTTTACTTGTAATTGTTATACTTCCTCCGCCTTCTCCTATATTTACTGTATGATTACCATCAGCTATTGGGGCTATTCCATTAGTTTTTGAAATAGTTTTAATATCCATATCCGCTAAAAACTGAACCTGCTTTCTGAATACTTCTAAATTAGAATAATTATCTTTATAAAATAAAGATTTTAAAGTTTCTACTTCTTTTTTTAAATTATTAAAATCTTGTAATTCTTGTAGTGTCATTAGCGTTGTCCTATTAGTGGTTGATAATTTGCCGTAAATCCTGTCAACTCTGCTCCTCCTAAAAGTTCAAAACAGAATGCCACTTCTTTGCTCGTTTTTAAGTTGCTACCATCTGCTTCTAAAACTGGCTCATAAGATATAGTCCCGACTGTATCTATGGTTATGATTTCAATCCAACTTGTGTCTGCATCTGACTTATAAGAAAGTTTAATTGATTGCCCTGCCGTTAATGGCGCACATTGTATTGACATTTCTGATAATTGTTTTTCTATTGAACTGTCGCCTCCTGTGAAAATTGCTGTTTCAATTACACCTTCGTCATCATTATAAGTTCCATCTGTTTTGACCTCTTTTATTGTTGGTGTTGTTGTGTCTTGTAATGTTGCAAACACAGAAACATAATCTGGCGAGGTGTTAGCATCATCTAAAATAATAAAATCATTCAGTGTCTGAGTTAAACCTGTTAAAGTAGCCGAAGCGAAGTTTAAGTTTTTATAAACACAAAGCGAGTTTCGTTCTCCTGCAAGGTTTTTTCCATATCTAAATAAAACATTGGCTTTTGTGTCTGTTGAACCTCCCCTTGTTGCTGAACCTAAAAAGTAAATAAATCCACCTGATTGTTTTGTCCTTGAGATAACATAAGTATTTATAGTCCCGCTGGTATTTTTTCTGCCACCATATTTTGCAACAGTATTAAATACTGCTCCATTGTATTCTCTAATCCTAAAACTCTTTCCACTTAAAGTGTTAATGATAACTGTTATCAGCCCGTCTTGTAAGCAACCACCCACAACAGTTCCTACTCCCATATCAACAATATCGTAAAATGTCGTGGTGGTTACTCCGTCCCAAATATACATTTTACTTCGGACAATTCCTGTGGTTAAAATACACATCAAATTACCATAAGGGATTAAATCAACGATAGATTGGTCTGCTGGTATTGGTGGCCCGACAACGGTAGATGTCCCTCCTCCTCCACCTCCCGCTGGGTCAACCTCATACAAATCAGTCCCGTTCCACCCATAGAGTTTTCCTTGCCATTCTACACCACCTTTTAGGGCAACAGTAGAAATTCTTTTATCAATTATGGTGTCATCTACCGTATAATAACTTCCAATATAAGTTCCTTCTGCAAACCAAATATAATTCTGGTAATAAACAAAGAATGGGTTGAATACTCCTGCATAAGCAATCATGGTAGCTCCATTACATACCCAAGTTGTGCCGTTCCATTTCCATATTCCGTAATAAGTGCTTGTGTCCATTCCTAACGCATAAACATTTCCGTTAGTAAGTCCGATTGATTTTAATATCCTTTTGTCATTTTCTCCACCAGGAGTTCCGCTTATTGCATAAGCTGTTGCATCAGCCACCTGCTTTAATCCTCTTGCCTTCTCGCCTGCGTTCATATTTTCTAAGTATTTAAAATAGCCGTTAGATAAATCTCGGTCTTCCTCTCCCATACCGAAGTCAAATCTTGTTATTTGTATTTGTTTTTCTGACAAATTATACCTTTTGCATTACCAAACCTGTAAAGGTTTGTATTAACTTTGTCTCTTCTGCCCGTTTTAATGGGTGATGAAACTGGCATAAAGTAATGCCATTGTTAATTTTATATATTTCATAATCGTCACTGGGCTTCCCACATTAAATCAGTATCTAATAAGTTTCCTGACGAAACAGTCCACACTATATCAAATGTAGTCGCCCCAACATTTTGAACAATACCAGTTGCATTAAATCCATCTTTACTTGCTAAATAGATTGCGAATGATGTTGAGGTTTCCGTAGCCATTCCAGTATACACAACATATAAGCACCTATTTCCTGTAGAATTAAAAGTTCCCACAGAACTTGAATGGTTTGTACTTCCTGCACTTGAACTTCCAAATCCATTAAGTCTAATTATTTTAGGAATTTTTCCTAAACTATGTGTTATTGTTTGAGTAGAACTTGTATTAGGACCCACTGATACTCCACTTGTAGATATGACACTATTATCCACATAAGTCTTAACTGCTTTTTCTGAAGGAATTTTAGCGTCTGAGTTGGAAGCCAAAGTTCCGTCTATACTTTTACCAAGTGTTGAAGGATTAACGAATAGACGAGCCGAAGTTCCGCCTGCACCCGTCCCTGCGTCTATTTCAGCAAGTGTAGCTTCCTCCACAATACCTTTTGCTGTTACAGAAGCATCTACGACAGTTGTTTCGGTTGCATAAGTTGGTACTCCACTGGCTATCTTCAATATTTTACCCTCGTCAGCAGCTAACCTTTTTAAAGTTCCGTCTGAATGTCTGTAATAAATATCACCTGTGGCGTCTGAACCAAGAGTAATTTTAGTGCCTGTTTTAAGGCTCTTGTTGGTTAAATCCTCTATTCCAGCTAAAGAAGCCGCCTTATCGGTGCTGGTAACGCCAGAGAGCTTGTAGTCGTGCGTAGTTGTTACTGCCGAGCCGTCTATGCCTACCTTTGCCTCTAATGCCTCAATAACAGCCACCTCGTTTGTATGTTGGGTGATATGATTTGGACTTGATAATGGGTCTCCTGAAGCCCCAATACCTGCGTTTAAATCGTCTAATGTTGTAGGAAATGCCATAGTTTTTAACTCTTTAATTGATTACTTATAATTGCGTTATGTTTTGTTTCGTTGGTTGCCGATATTCTTTTGCTATCCCAAGAAAAAAGTGGTGCGTCCCAAGCGACTAATGTATCCGCCCATTCGGCTATACCATATTTGTTTTCTCCTGAAACTATCGCACTATGTTTAGTTTCGTTGGTTATTACAATTGTCATCTTGAACTTCTATATTTAGGAATAATTTTTGTTGGTTCGTCTTTCATTCTTTTTGAATATACTCCCTCAATAGCACCCGTAATCCCTTTATCTTCGTCTCCTTCCCACTTCAAAAGCTCATTAGTCCAAAAGTTAGCATTATTTAAATTTTTCCTGTGAGCATAATAAGTTGTTGGCCTTACCGCTAAATATTCGTGCAGTCTTCCATCAATCCCGGGCATTGTATCATCCGCAACATTTACAGTCGGCACTGAAAAATGTAAACCTTCCCTATTTATAAAACATTTAATTCCTTTAGTATAACTATAATCAGGAATAGCATCTAAAAATATACTTGTGCCTGTTTGAGCATATTTACTTGGCTTTCCTGTGATATTCTGTCCGTCAACCATTCCTAATGTATTTGCATTTTTACCTTGTTGATTTATTTTTTCCAAATCATAATAAATACCATCTTCACTCGCTACCATTATTCTGTAATAATCCAAAATTAGATTACCTTGCTCATCTGTTACGGCTGAATAATCTCTCTGCCCTGAAACAAGATTAAAATAAATTATAGGTTGTTTCGTATGGTTTGAGTCATCAAAAATAGCATTACCAGAAGATTTAATAGCTAATTCAACAGCCCTATCTAATGCCAAATTAACATCCCTTGTAACTTCCTTTAAGGGATATTTTGTGCTATCGGCATTTGTGTTGGAATAAATTAAGTCAACTATTCCTGATTTATCTGTTGGCTGATAAAATTTTAAGCTCATTGTTTTTTTCTTTTATTAAAATTTATTTTGAACTCCTCTACATGATTAAAAATAGTCGCTATCAACTCTCCGTTTTCAACCCTTATGCCTTCATAATCATCAAATTCGTCCTGTAAGTGCGGTTTCATTATTTCACGAGCCAATGGAATAATCTTATCGTTATATTTTTGGGCGTTTAAAGCTATTTTATTTCTTTCAGTTTCCAATTCCTCTTTTTTCTTATTTGCCGTATCGTATTTGTCCCTCAAATCCTGCGGCGTCTCTTTTCTAATTTTAGCGAAAATCGCTTTTTTTATTTCCTCTATGTCCTTAACGCACTTTTCCATTCTTTTGGTAATGGCTTTTTCTTTCTTTTGAAACTCTTTTAAGTCAACTTTTTTCTCTTCTTCTATAAGTTGTTTTTCAATCTCAGTCATTTCTTCTTCCAATTTAACTATCTCAACTGATTTTGCCCTGCCCTCTATAACTAACTTTGATTTCTCTTCAATAAGTTGTTTTAATTCATCGTTGACTAATTTAACTTCGTGTGGGTATGTCATATTATTTGTTTAAGATTAAATTATATGCCTCAGGCCATTTTTTGTAGTTTTTCTCATCGTTGATATTATAGTTCGCAAGCACATATTCCCGGGCCCCACTTCCGATTTTCCTGCGTAATTCTTTGTCCGCAATCAGCTTTTCAATCTGTGAAATCCATTCTTCGGTTGTATCGGCTAAAAGTAAATACTTTTGGTCTTCAACGCCTTGATATGGACTATCACCAGTTGAAAATGCCTGCCCTATTGTCGGGATTTCCAGCATTGAATTTTCCAAAAACTTCAAATTTGATTTTGCTCTATTAAAATAACTATTGCTTCTTGGAATTATTACCATGTCCAATTTCAATTCGTTTAAGGCATTGTAGTATTCCTCAACCTTCACAAACGGATGCCACTCTATATTTACACTGCTCCAATAGGCGTATTGCTCAGAATACAACTCCTTATAAATATCATCTTCTCCTCTTGGCGGAGTTGACAATAAAACTAATCTGACTCTTTTGTCGTTTTGGTAATGCTCTATAATCGGTTTTAACACTTCTATGTCATTAGTCATTCCCACGCTTCCGGTAATTCCTATTCTTATGATGTCTGTGTCGTTTCTTAATGGTTTTGGGAAATAAAACGGGTCTATGCAGTTAGGCAAAACTACCACATTATCATTTAACTTTTCGTATTCCTTTTTAAGAAATTCAGTCGTGCAAGTGATTAGGTCGGCTTCTTTGGCAAATGTATCAAGGGCTAAACTCATTTTCTCAATTCCTTTCTCTACTCTTTTTTCGTCCATATAAGCATTGAATTTGAAGCCATTGTCTTCGGTAAGTGTATCATCGTTATCAAGGACAATTTTCTTCCCCTGCGATTTTAATATCCTTGCTAATTGTAATAACTGCTTTGCAAGCGGTCTATGGAATACGATTATATCAGCGTTAAGGGCGGCTCTTGCTTTGTTTTCGGGGGTTATCTGGTTAGGCAAAAAGGTTGTGCGGTCTCCGTCAAAACCACAAGCCTGAAGAGGAAAAAGACATCTCACATTATAACTTCCATTTAACCCGCTGTTAATATAAAAAACTTTCATATTATTGTTTTTCAAGCAGTTCAACCTGCCTTTTTAATTCTTCTATTTTCGCCTTTTTTGCTTCTTTTAATTTTATCAAATTTGCCTCTGCTTGCTGTATTTGTTCCTGAATAGCCATTGGGTCGTCTTTTGGAATTGGGCTTGCCGGCGGGGCTTGTGATGCATCTGGCGTAATATCTGGCGGTATATTCGTTGCAGTAGAATCATTAAGCGGAACTGAAGTTTGTATTAGAGGCACATAATCTGGTTCTTTTGGAACTATAATCCTTTTTGTTCGTGGGTCTATTATATTTCCCTCTAAATCTATTCTTTCAGAGGTTTTTATGGGATTTGGTGATATTGCTACTTTGCATTGTTGTTTTTCCATAATTGTTTATTTAGTTAATAAATAATTAGTTGCTCTTTCGCACAAATATGGATTATCATTAAATTGCCCGATAGCAAAATTACATTTACCACATAACAATCCTCTTATCTTTCCTGTTTTATGACAATGGTCTATTGATAATCTTGCTATTTTTCCGTTTTGGTGTTTTCTTGTCTCTGCTTTCAAACATATCGCACAAACATAATTCTGTTTTAATAATAATTCATTATATTTATTCTCATCTGTTCCTCGTCTTCTAAAATTTCGTATTCTGTCCCATTCTGCTTTATCCTTATATTTACCCTTGCCTTTTCTACAGATATTACCCATAAGAGACGAACTAATTTTTCTTTTGGTTTCTTCGGTGGTTTTATGCCCCTTAGCAGCAATACTTATTTTTTTCTTTGTTTCTTCTGTATGTTTATATCCCTTTCTCCCCAAATGTGATTCTCGTTGTTTTCTTTTCCACTCTAATGCTTTGAGTGTATCTTTTGGTAATGACATAATTATCTTCAACCCTGATTGTGTTTGTCGGGTTGAAATGACAACACAATCGGGATAATTATTTTTTAATTATCAAGCGTTCTTCGTCCAAATTGTTACTCCTGCTGTATCTATATTTTCTATTGTCCCGTAGAGAATATCTGCGGTTGTAATAGTTGAAAGATATTCAGGGATATAATTTGTTTGAACTCTCACTCCGTATTTGCCAGTCATTGCGCTTCCTTTTGAGCCACCTGTTCCCAAAGGAGAGGTTGCCCAGTGCAAAGCATCTTTTGATGCTAAGCAGTTAGCTCTGCCGACTGTTCCTGAAATGTATTGAACATTTGAAGAAACAAGCACCGGCAAGCCATAAAGCGTTGATTTAGGTCTCTTGCTTGTCGGGTCATTGACTGGTGAGTTGACGGCTAAACTGAACTTGTCAAGATTTTGGATTTGATTCCAGAATACAGTCGGATGGATTATGAATGCGCACTCTTCAAGGTCAACATTAGCTGTTTCAAGTGTTGCGATAGCCGCTCTGATTTCTGAATCGGCTAAATTTGTCGTTGAAGCGCCAACTGTGGTGCTAAAATTGTCAAACAAGTTTGCAAGCGCTACTTCTAATTTCTTAGCGACTGCGAAACCGCAGTTCTTAGCATACTTTTCTTGTATGTAGTAAGAATGTTTGACTTGTGCGGCTTCTTTATCTTCTATTGCGACAGATGCTTCATACCACTGGTTTACAGCCAAAGTGATTTTGGTTTCTGTAGGCTGATTCAAAGTTACGGCCGTGGCAACAGTTTTGCTTGCCGCCGCAAACTCAGTCATATTCGGGGTATAAAGAACATCTCCGCCTTCCGACAACTCTGAACTCCTGTCTGTGAAGAACTCAGCGATTATAAGTTTTGACCTATAAAAATCGTTGATTCTCTCTCCCCATATTTCAGGAAAAAATACATCAAGAGTTGTAGAAGTTTCTGTTCCTGTCGGATATGCCATATCTATTTTTTACCCAGAACTTTTTTGAAAGCTTCCTGATGTTCCTCGCGGGTCATACCAGATTTGATTTCTGGCTTTTCTTGCGATTCGCCAGAACCTTTTGAAGCGCCGAGCTTGGCTTTCTCTTTTCGTTCTTTCTCTTTGAAGTCGGCCTGAAAGATAGTGAAAAGATTGTCTTTAATCGCTTCTGTTAAAGGTATTCCTTTGCCTTTAGCGATTACTTTCGCCTGCTCAATCTCTTCATCTGATAAACCGCGAGCAATCAACTTTAGCTCATCTGAAAGTTGTGGGTCGTTAGGTTTGTCTGCTGGCTTGGGAGCTTTTTTAAGTTCTCCTTCCGCCTTTTCAGCTCTGATTTTGTAATTATTAGCAAGGTCAGCATCTTTTTTTGCCTTTTTGGCAATATCAGAATACTCCTGCTTAATTAACTCTGCTTTCTTTTCTTGCAATTTAGTTTCTTTATCCTCATCAGATAAAGATTCTAACTCTGTTTGAAAATCAGCGTCAGAACTGATTTTTTCATCAACCAAGGTGATGATATCCTTCTCCTCTGAGGCGGGAGTGCCATTGGTATCTACCATAACTTTATTAGGCAAGTTTAAGGTGTTTGCCTGCACCTGTTAATAGTAAAATGTGGCTATTTGCCACTCCTCGCCTACCTGTGTAAAGTAAGCGAAGAGTGATAACTATTCCGCTGGAGTTTCTACTGGCGTTTCAGGGGTCTCTACTGGAGTTTCCTCTGGTGTGTTTTCGTCTTCCATAGTTTTTATTTTTAATTATATTTTATTTTCCTCGTTTTTTATGATACTTTTTAACTTTTGAAGGCGTCCAACCGGTTTTTCTAAGCGTCCCGTAAACATACGCATTTTGTCTTTCCTTTGACCATCCCTTTTTAGCGGCTTCTCTTTTTAATTTTTGTTCTAATTTTTTAGGCATTTCAACGGGCTTGATTTATAATTTCTTTTTTCTCAACCTTTTTATCAAATAACAAACTCATATTTTCAAATGCTTTCTCTATCATTTCTTTTGCTTCCGCCACCGCACTTACATCTTCTTTGGCGAATACTTTTTTAACCGCTTCTTCTTTCAAATACTCTATAAGATAATTTTTAACATTATCTCTGGTTTCTACATCTCTGTAAAATTGTTGAATTGATTTCATACATTTGACATTGCTAATAATTTGTCTTGTTTTGGTTTTTGCGGAACTTTCTGTCTTTGCTGCTGCATCATCATATTCTGTTGTTGCATTTCAGCGTCTTGCTTGGCTTTTTGGTTCATTGCCGCAGTAATCTGCACGGGGCTAATCCCCGCTCCTGATAACTCTATAATTCTTGCCAATAACTGAGAAGCCACCGGGTCTTGCGACAACGCCGGATTACCAGCATAAACCGTCAAGATATTACTCAAACTTTCAAGAGTTGCCGCCTTGTTTCTCTGTTCTCCTGTGATATTAACCGTTATTTTGGCTTTTAAATTCTTGTAGAATCCCTTTGGTATTTCAATAAATCTCTGTCCTTTGGTTTTTTTAATAAACTCGTCTGCCACACTTATCCATTCGTCATAATCTTCTTGGGTAAAGTCCTTTTTGCCTAATATCATTTGTATTGCTCTTTGATTTGCCTGTTTTGCTGAAAACTTATTATCAATTTCTTTTAATTCCTCTGGCGAAAACTCATAAGCTAAAATATGCTCTTGGTTTAGTTTTCCTGCTAAATAAGGCATAATCCAGTCCTCAAATATCTCTGTGATAAATATGCCTAATTCTTGTTGAAGCGTTTTGAACACGCTTGAAGATTGCTGTAATACTGTTGCTTGTAATCTAAAAGGAGTCCCGAATGGAGGAGTTTCACCCCTTTGGGCTGAATAAGCACTCGTAGTTTTTTCTAACTGGTCATACCACTGAACGATTAAATTATTGTATTGCTGTAATCCGCCTGCCGGCAGTAAATTGATAGCAGTAATCGGCTTTCCGTCCTCGTGCTCTAAAATAGTTCCATCATCAACTTCATTCAATAGATTTCTGCCTTTCAACTTTTTAGAAGCAGATTGTCCCACAACTTTTGTAGTATATTCCATTGCTCTGTGCTGTTTTAATACTGCGTCATTCGTCCATACTTGGGCTTCCTCGCCCTCTTCCATAACTCCCACGCCAAACGCTCTGCCTGCTTTGGGTTTTCTTGCTAAATATTTATAAACTCTCTCTGTGTCGTCTTCCCAGTAAAGAGGAACAAATGCATCAATATCTGTTGTTGTTTTGTCTGTCGGATTTCCCGCTATGTAATAAAGTTGATAAGAGAATGTTTTTTTATCTTTTTCAGTATATTTTTGTCCTTCACAATTTTTGTAAGCCGCTTTACTGAACTCGCCCCGTATCTCATAAACAGGTATTCTCTTTGTGGTGTTTTTTACTTTTTCTAATATCTTGTCTATGTTTTCCCATTCGGTCATTTTAGATAACTGAACTGGCGTGAGCCAATGTATCTCAACTATCGCCCCGTCAATTATACTTACTTGGTCTGTAATCGTATTCTTCCACTCTGGCAATTCCAAATATAACTGCTTTTTTCCTTTCTCGTCTTTCTTTTCTATTTTCTTGACTAATAAAGAACCATAGCGAGTGTGCATATCCCGCATATCATTAAGAGTTTTTGCGAAGTTGGTATCTTTCATCCAAACCTGAATATCTTTTGACAAAAGCCAACTTTCTAAATAATGATTGCCGTCATCGCTTGTTATGTTTATATCTTTGGTATCTAAATCCTTTGCGGAATTTTCCACATCGCATATAGCATTTAATATCTGAAAAAATGGTTTATCCCTGCCTAACTCGTCTTTCTGGCCGTTGAGATATTTTGAGTTATTATAAAACTCTATTGTCTTTATTTGTTTCTTTTGGCTAAATGGTAAGCCGTCAACTAAATCAATAGTTCCATCGTAGTGCGATTTTATATTTTGCAATGCTGTTTGAATAAGTAAACTCATCGTGATGATTTATTATTATTTTTAATTCTGCTTTCTAACCTATCCCATCTTTCCTGCTGGTCTATGTCATCGTCTTTGTAATCTTTTTCAAAATAGATGTCCCTGATTATCGCAAATTCTTCAGGGTCAGTAAGTTTTCGTTTTGTATTTTCCATATAAAAAAGAGGTGCTTTTGGCACCTCCCCCGTTTGTTTTGGTTAGAGATTGAAAACTATTTTATATTGTTATTTTATTTTACTCTTAATTAAATATATTTGTCAAGCCCTATTTCCTATTATGCGATAAAGTATCATCTATTCTTCTGATAATTCCTAATTCATCAGCGTGCAAAACAGATGATTGGGCTTTCTTTTCTAATGTCCCGCATTCTTTTATAAACTCCAAATTATCTCTGTTCTGTAACGCCCAATTAAGATATTGTGAAGTAATTAAATCCAAACCCATCACTCCAAAATCAATTCCTTGCCTTTGATTATTTATTACAATGTTATGATTTTTAATCATATCTACTTTTTTTTATATTGTTTCAACCAACTTACCTAATTCTTTAATTGCAGATATAAAAACTTTTATTATTTCTATTCTATTATATTTATCATATATTTTAAAGGCAACATGATAATTTTTATAATCAATACTAAACTGTTCTGCAAGTTCTTCTGGCTCATATTGCGATTGAATACGAATTCCTTTTATTTCTACATTATCATCAGCATCTTTCCATCCTTTTGTTATTTTTATTTCTTCTTCCATATTTATTTCTTTTTCCATATTATTTATATTTTAATTATTTATCGTGTTTGCAGCTGAATGTTTTTTAAACGGGATAGCAATCTGTCTGCTTTTTCTTGTTCCATATCATCCGGTATTAGTGTGCATAAAACATATCTTATCCCAGCCATACTATGATTAGCGCACTTTGGGTCTTCAACATTCAGTATCTTTCCATCTTTGTCTGTAAACCATAGATAGTTGCGATATTCTTTTAAGGTATTGAAACTTCGTCTTGTTATTGAAATCCTTTGATTTTGAACTTTGCCTATGCTCCACTTAACAAATGTTTCTGTTTTACTCTCGCCTCGTTGTTTTGACACTCCAACTATGTTAACCCCAAAACTTCTAATCTCGTCTATACTTTTTGGTTCGGCTGAATCTGCTATAACCAATGTCTGTGGGGTTGGAAGTGCTAACAACACATCTGCTAATGGTTTGTTTAACATTCCTTTCTGGTATAACTGCTCGTCAACTATGTATCCACCATTATACTCATACACATCGCCTATGCTTGAAGGGTCATTTGTATATCCGAAATCCAGCCATCTTGCCACCAATCGTGCCTCGTGCGGCATCTCATCTATAACTTGCCAGTCCTTGTAAATCCTTGTAGTAATTACTCCTAACTTACCCTCTCCGTAAACAGTCCACCATTCTTTATTATTTCTGTGTGCTTCAATTTCTGATTTTGAGGTCTCGTCTAACGCTTCGTTGTCTAAATATGTTAATGGCCCCAAATATCCGTCTCCCAAGAAATCAATGTCATTTCTCTTGCCTAACATTTCTGTATAAAACCAGAACTCATCACTCGGATTCCAGTCCATCCAAACTATCTTGCGGGTCCTTGTAATAAGTTGGTCTGCGATATTGAATGGAAAATGGACTGCCTCGTTTAAGAATAATATATCTCTTCTCGGGCCGTGTGCTTTGCCAAACTTATCAAATGAAATAAACTCTATAATGCTTCCTGTTGGAAAACTATACTTCTTACCATTTAACCAACTATTATCATTCCAATATCCGTGAGCTGTCATTATATTCTTAAAATCTCTGATAGCTCCTAAATCTAAATGTGGAGCTGATTCTCCGACAACCGTTATTACCTCGTCTTCCACGCTCTGGGCATAATCAATCAACCAAATAAGAATTGATATAGTTTTACTCGCCCCCGTGCCACCCGAAACGGCTCTAATCCTTTTTTTCAGGTTGAATATCTTTTCTGTCGCTTTGGTTGGTTTGTAAAGATTTGTTTCCATTTTGTTTTGCGCTTAGTCCATTATAAATTGGTATTTGAATTTCTTTACCTTTACTTGTTATATCTGTTTGTTGGTCTGGCTTGCCTTCTAACATTTGCCACGCTAATTCTCTATTCTCTTCAATAAAATATTTTACAAATTCAGTAAAATCTGTTGGATGTCTTTGTAAATATTGGCGTACAGCGTCTTTAATAGATTTTGAACCTTTTGGTCTTCCTTTTGGATTACCAGACTTTCCTTTTTCAAATAACCAATATTTCTGTTTTATTTCTGTTTTATCAGTTTCCATAATTAAAACATTTTTAATTCGTCTTCCGTCATTCTCTGCCAATGACCTTTGTATTTTTTCATATAGATATTCTCAAGAACCATTCTTCTTTGACCATGAACCACCTCAAATACATCACTTTGTACTGGCAATGATGGACTATATTCTCTATAATACCTCAACCAATGAGCCTCTAACTTAATCGCTGTGTCTTTGTCTTTGACTATTGGCAAGTTAGGTAGTTTTGCTGTTTCATATTTACCCATATAATGAAAGTGTCCTTTTGTCAAGGCGACATTGCCTTCTATTTCAAATAAGCGGTCAAACATACTTATATCTTTTACTATTGTTGTATCCATTAAATGAACGAACTCATCATAATTGTCTTTACCTCTTTGTATTCCCCCAAGTTCCCATAAGTTTTCTTTATTTATAATCAATCTATCTACTTTTAACCCTGAAATGTCCGGTAAAAATCCGCCATTGCTAACCACCATTACGGGGTATTTAACATCTTTTATACTTTCTAAACAAGGTCGCAAGAAATCTTTTGTATAAGCACTTGTTGTTATCACGATTCCTCTTTTAACATTTTGTGGCAGTATTTTAGGTTCGTCTAAACAAACCTTCCTTTCCGCAAATATCCCCCCGCTTGTTTCAAATACGCTTTCCATAAAAATATCGTGGGTGTCTTGTAAAATCTCTCTGATTAAACTCTTCTCTTTGTCCCCGTGCCATTCGCCTCTGATATATTTTACACTTTTCAAATATGGTTTGTATGCTTTCAAGATTTCACTTTCCATTCCCTCTGTGTCTATTTTTAGCAAGTCAATTCTTGGGAAGTTATATTCGTCAACTAAATCTTTTAAGGTGCAAGCTTGAACTTTAATTTCTTTAACTTTCTTTGAACCCATCGGAGCATATAAGTCCCATCTGAAATGTCCGTCAACGTGATTATTCCCTTTCCATTTACATATATTAAATATAACTTCTTTCCTGTCGTCTCCGATTATTGCCTTCTCAACATAAGTCAGTTTGTTATTAGTATTCAGTTTAGCCAATTTCATACACTCTGGCTCTGGCTCTACAACTAATATCTTGGCTTTCGGGTAAAATGTTTGGAACTTGAAACTTGCTGTGCCAACATTAGCTCCTAAATCAATAATGTATTCTAAATTCTTTTCGGTTTGGTATAACTCACGGATTTTGTATTCATCTTGAATTACTACTGCTTCCTCGTGAGCTTTTACACATTCTTCTAAGTCTTTGGTATATTTTAATGCCATTTTTATTTTGTTATACTTTTAAAAAAATCTAAATAATAAGGTTTTCTAACTTTGTCTAAATAATCTCTTTGAGTATGGTAAGCCCCGTGAAAAAGTAAAGCATCTCCCACAAACCAAACAGGTCTCTTAAATAACTTTGGCAACTCCCAAGCCAGTTGTGGCTCTTCAATATGTCCACATTTTATATGGTCTTTTCCCCACCAGCAAATGCAACAAATTGAAAAATGCTTGTAATCGTCAAACGATTTGCTCGGCAAGTAATAAGCAGATAAACTACCTTCATTATACCTCTTTTGAAAAGTTTTATGTATATGGTCTATCAACCCGCTATCTGTATAATTGAATAGGTCTAAATAGGCCCAATCTAAATCCTCTGGTCTTTCTCGCCTAACAATTCCTGCTTCTTCGCTTAATGCTCCAATTTCTTGATGCCAACTGGTACAAATCGTACTGTTTATTATGTTCGGATAAATAACAAATGCATCTGGGTGGTCTATTCTGGCTTGGACGATTTTCTCAATAGCATTCTCTTCTGCCCATACAATATCATCATCAAATCTGATATAAATTGTATCATCTTCTTGGGCGTTCACTAAAAACTTATATGTCTTAGTTGGATTAAAATCTTGAGTGTCATAATAATAATCATAAGTCGGAGTTGTTATTGTTTCTGATATTCTATAAATCTTAACCTTTGAATTTTCCTTTTCCATACTTTCTAAAAAAGCAATGTCTGATGGATTTTTTGTATTAAGCCAGAGTTGCCAATTATCAATAATTCCTTCTTCCATTTTTCGATAAATGAACTTTTTAAAAATCTCTAAATATCTTTTTCTGCCTGCGGGGGTAATAACATTTATTTTATATCCTTTATACATTTTTTTGAAATAAATCAGACCACCACTTAAAAGTTAAAATTAAACTTTCAAACATTGTCCCAATTAAACTATCGTGTATTGAACTTTCAAATTGTCTAAACATGCTCGCATAATTATCGCAAGGCATTATTTCTTGTATTGCCTTATCTACTAATCTATAAAAATACATTCCTGATGTATTCATTGCCTTTTCCTCTTCTTCATCTTTTTTAGCATCAACATCAGAATTGTGATAAACAAGGGGTTGCCCGTAAGTTAAACATTCTCCCGCTTTTTGCATTATCCTTTGAAAAATATATCCACCCATTATGTCATCGTGTCTTTTGAATTCTCCGAAGTTAGGCAAGAATAATAATGCCGGTATCGCATCTCGTCTTATAATAAAATTCATTCCTGATAATGGGATTATTCCCAACGCAACCATAGTTTGCGGAAACCAACCTATCTGTGCCGGATAATTTCTTGCTGAGTTTTTTTCATCTCTATCTTTCCCATTTATATCCCATAATCCATTCCATAAACCGAGATTTAGGACAACTCTTGTATTTCTTTCTTCATAAGGAAATCCTCTTGAAAAATATCCTGTACCTACCAATGGATTTTCCCAACGCCAACCTTTTAATTCTTGTATATTTAATAAATGTTTATTTACGAATGCTTTATCTTCAATTATACAATCTGAATCAATAACAATCACAAAATCAAACTTCTGCTTATAAGCATACCATAGTCCAAAATTTTTGCAGGCAGGCGATTTATGAAATGTCTTTGCAAAATAATCATAGTTTTTACCCAGTTCCTTTTTTTGTCTTTTATAATCAAATACTTCTATATTATCTCTGGTAAAATTTATCTGTCCATCCGAATCATCAACAATAAAAACTGGAATATCTGGCAATGATTTAATCCATTTATTGGTTGGTTGCTTATGAACGGCTGATACTAAACAAACTTTTTTCATTGTAACCATTTGGAATTTTCCTCACGAAGCATCCAATTAATTGTTTTTTCTAAACTATCATCAAAAGATACTGGATAACTAAATCCTTTTGACTTTAATTTATTCCCGTCAAGCCTGTATGCAAGATCGTGCCCTGGGCGAGAAGAATGCCAGTTTTTCAATTCATACTTTCCCTCTTTCCCCATAATCTTTGCTACCTTTTGAAACATAGATAAATTGTCTATCTCTTCATCTGATATTATGTTCCAGCAACCTTGCGAAGCATCAATCTTATCTAATCTCTCATCTGTTTTTTCTAAAATAAATTGAAGTGCTTTTGCTATATTTCTTGCATGCAAATAATATCTTGTCCCTGCTTTTGTCTGCTCAGGATTAGAGTGTATTATCATCGTTTCTCCATTCAGTATTTTTTTTATACATAATGGAATAAACTTTTCTGGATGTTGGCGTTCTCCAAAAATATTGGAACTATTCGTTATATTTATTGGCAATCCATAAGTGTTAGAATAAGCACGGCAAATAGATTCCTGCGCGTCCTTTGAGGCGGCGTAAGGATTCCCGACATTATGTCTGTCACCTTCCCTATAAGCAACATTATCAGTCGCTGTGCCATAGCACTCATCTGTTGAAAATTGGATGAATTTCTTTAATCCCTTTAATTCTCTCGCCCATTCTAACATATTCAAAACCAAATCAACATTATTCTTTATAAAATTAACTGGGTCAGCAATACTTCTGTCCACATGGCTTTCACTGGCTAAGTTCAAAATATAATCAACTTCGCCAATTTCTTGTTTTACTCCGACACTTAAGGGAAGTTGCAAATCAACAGCAAACATTTTTACTCTGTTCTCATCAAAGGCCTTAATATCACGAAGGCGGTCTAAATTTGAAGCATAACTAAGTTTGTCCAAAACTATAATATCCCAGTTTGTATCCTTGAGTAATCCCTCAACGATATGATGCCCAACAAAACCACATGCTCCACTACAAACGCACTTTATTTTTTTTGTTTGCATAAATTTTCTTTTATAAAATTAAAATCATATTTAGTATGGCAACCCTTACAAAGTTCTATCCAATCATCTATTTCTTTTTTATATTTTTGACTTTTATTAGCCCATACCATTCTTTTTGTTGAACCACATTTCGCACATTTTAATGGTTTTCCCTTTTGTTTCCTAACCCACCTATGTAATTTTGTATATTCACTTCTACTACCAGTCCATATTTTTTTATCGGTATTCCACGACTCATTTCCTACTTTAAATTCTGTTTTTAATCCCCTATGTTCCCCCTTTTTAATACATTTATAATTTGCCTTACAAATTCCTTTGCCTGCCAAACCAGTATTCCACGGTTTTTGTCCTTTCTTGAAACTTGTTGGATTAACTTTATGTAAAATATATTTTAATCCACTTGGTCTATGGGCGTGGTCATAATAACATCTTTTGCAACAAAATATCCCCTTTCCTTTTTTAACAAGATAATCGTGAGTTTTAAAAGTTTTCCCGCAAACACATTTTCTTTGTATAATCATACCTCAATTATACACCCCACGAAACCTGTCGTCAACTCCTTTCCATAACAAAAAGCCGACTACTCGGCAAAGATTATACCCTTTAATAATTCTTTTTCTTCATCTGTTAAATTTTCTGGCTTGAATGATGAAATAAAAGGTTCTATCTCAATTTCCCTTTTATCATATTCTTCAACTAATTCTCTTTCTTGTTTCATGCAGTTTTTCAGTCCTTCCTTTGTATATTTATATCCCCTAACATTATTCCCATCTGCCAAAATCTCTTTGGTATTTTTATCTTCCATTGCGTTATCAACTCTAATATCTTGTGTTTTTTGTTGGAGTTCTTTAACTACTGGAAAGTAAAACTTCTCTGAAAATCTTTTATATGCATACCCCATTTTAGAGTTTTGTAAAGTTTTATCTTTTGTGTATAAATTGGCGACTAATGAATCTATTTCTTGAAGTTCTTTGAAAGTTATTTTTTTCATATTATTTAATTTTTAGTCCTATTCCCCAGATTAAACCGAGAATAAAACCTGTTAATAATAAAACCAAATTGAATATCCAAATATATTATAACACTTTTTTTATATCAAGGCTCTAATTCTTTTAATTTACTAATAATATCTTCATAATATCCTATTGTCTTGAAACTTGATAATCTTTTTCTTGCTTCTGCCTCTAAATCGTCGTACCAATCCTGGCCACGTTTCTTAATAATTGCTTGATGTATTTCTGGACTAAACTTCGTGTGATGTTTGAAATGACACAACTTACATATAGGAATTCCATTTTTTAAGTTATATCTTAAGTGTCCATAATTGCCTTTTGGGAAGAAATGGTGTACTTGTGTTGCTTTTCCGCTGCAAACTTCGCATATAGGGGCAAATAGAACGATAAACCATAGTCTATCAGCCTCGCTTTGAAGTTTGGATTTTTTACTTTTCATCTTTTAATCTCCCCTTTATTTTTTCTTTTTATTACATCTTTCAAAATTAACTTTCGCTTCCGCATCTTTAGGAGGATTTGGGGCTTGTCTTGTTCGGTCTTTTCGTTTTGTCTTTGGCATAGTTTTCATTAGTTTATTAGTTTGTTAGAGTTGTATCTGTTTCTTTATATAAAGAAATATCTTTTGGCATTTCTTGTGGCATTTCTTGTTCTGCCCAATTTCTTACCAACTTTAGAATGTCTTTTTTTCTTTCTTTTTCAAATAAATCATTAAAACCAGAAATTCCCCAATTTTCTATTCCATCTATATAACAAGCAGAAATAATAAAAATTGGAATATTTTTTCTATCAAACAATTTTTTAATTAAATCTTTTGATTGTTTTTTCCGCTCATTAAAATTATTTTCTTTCATATCTTTTATTTTAATAATTTTCCTTGAAGATGGGCTTTTGGTGGGCGGGAAGGGATGCCTTATTATGTGCGTATTAGGCTATGTCACACACTTCTTTCCTCCCCACCGCCCCAGAAACCCGCTCTCCCTACCTATGGTTATTTTCTCATCAATTTAATCCACGCATTTGCTATCTTATAAGCAAAATTAGCTTTTCTTTCATCGTCTCTTGCCAGAAAATATGCAGATAAATTTGCACTTTCTTTTGCTTTTCTTGCCTTTTCTATTTGTCGGGAGATGAAACCTTTAATAATTATCTTTTGATAAGTTGGAGTATTCCCTACTATATTTTTCTCATCAAACTCTTTCTCCCACTCTTCCCCATTTTTAAATTCTTTTTTTTTATTCATATTATTTATTTTATTTACTTTTTTTTTCCTTCTCCTTGGGGGAGGGGGTTATTTAAAAGGGTAAATTATCACAATGAAAACGGCAATAATAACCTCTTTTAATAGCCATTTTTTCACAATCGTTATTTTGGCAATTGCGTAAATGGTCTGTTTCTGTTAAACATTTATAACACTTCCACCAGTAAAAGGTTTCTTCCCTGGTTGAATTTATATCACTCATTAAAGGAGTCATCTCTCCTCCGCATTTGTCGCATTTTTTATTCATATATTTATTTCTTCTTTTGATATTGAGTTTGTGGGCATATTATTTAAGTTAATAATTGTGGCAGGTTTTAGTTAGTTGTCCTGCCCTTCAACGAGGTAAACGCCCGTCATACACACTGAACCGCTCTGGTCGGGTCAAAATTATTTACTTGCTTCTAAAAAATGCTGTTGAATTTCCTGCATTATTTCTTCAAGCAAGTTGTCTTTATCTGCTTTTTGAATTTCTTCAAATCCTTCTAAATCGTCCTCAATTAAATACTTGATTTTACTTCTTAGCGTTTTCATTGTTTTTTTGTTTTAATTTTATTAAATCCATTGTTGCTTCGTATTCATTACGCAAATCTTTAATTTTCTCTTCTAACAAGTTTATTATTTCCTCCCTGCTATTATTTTCTATTACCCTAATTATGGGTATAATCTCTTGAAAATCACCCATTATAACCTTAATCTCTATAATCTTTTGTCCTAACTTTTCCATTATTTCTTTTTATTATATTTTTCAAAATTGGCTTTTGCCTCTGGATTTTTGGGAGGGTTATTTGCCTGTCTTATTCTGTTTTGTTTTTTTGTCTTTGGCATAGTTTTAGTGATTAAGGATATTACACATTTTTATAACATTTCCATTTTCAAAAATAAACTCTTTAATTATTCTGTCCCCCCACATATAATCTGTTTTTTCCCTATAACTTAAAGTAATTTTCCCAAACTCAACTCCTTCCGTTCTTATATCTATTGGCTCTTTAATTGAAACATTTTTAAGATATTCTACTGCTTTTTCTATTTCTATCATAGTTTTATTTAATTATTGCTGGCTTCGTCTCCAGAATGCTGGAGTGAATACTTAGCTGGGGATACAGCACCAGCCATTATTTATTTATTGCTGATAAGCTCGGCTTCTTTAGTGGGCGGAAAATGTTTTTCTAAATGATGTTTGTGGCATAGCCATATAACCTCAAATGGTTTAGAATAATCCTCGTGATGAGATTGCGATTTTATTTCTCCGCAAATCGTACAGGGTTGTCTTTTTATTCTGCCACTCCTAACTACATCTTTTAGAATTTCTCTTGACCTTTGGCGTTTTTTTGCTTCGGGAGATAAATGTTTCCTATATTCTGCGTGTCTTTTATTCATTTTGTCCTTATTTGCTAAATACCACTTTATACCAGCCTCTGACCTACGCCATCTTTTGTTGTATTCTCTCTTTACAGGATATCTATTTTTTACAATTGTTTTAGAACATTTTTTACAAAACGACTGTATTCCAGTATCTCTCCCATTACATTTATGAAATTCTACCTTTGGCTTTTTAGTTTTACAGAAGAAACAAGAATATAATTTTTCCATATACTTCTATAATACCATAATTTTTGCAAGCCTCCCAGCTATTATTTTAAGGTGGCGACTATTATTTATCTTCTAAAAAGCCATCACATTCTTCTAACCATACTGGGTCAAAGTTTAATGGATGACAAAACCAACCACTTCTTATTCCCTGTTCATTGCCTTTAACCTTCAATTCTGTTTTTAATTGTGGGGCGTGTCCGCCAGATAAAGCTACTAAAAGACCTATTAAACCGTTGCCTGCTCCACTACATTTCGGGTGTTTACAACAAATGTGAGCAGAACCTGCAACTTCTCCACGATATTTACATTTATAACAATCTGGTTTATTTTTATTCATACTCTTATTTATTCTTTGGTTAGTAAAATTTAATAACTTTTTATTTCCCAACCTATTATACCTTTTTTACCTTTTTCAAAAATAATGAAATAATATCTTCCATACCATCTTTTATCTGATACTATATGCCATTTTGTTATTTCAAATCCTTTTTGTTTTAATTTTTCCAATCGTGAAGTTGTTAAAAAGTTTATAATTTTATGATTAACCAAAAATGCCATTCCCTTATTCGCTATTTCCGATGCTTTTTCTACCCATAAAGGTATTTGATTTGTTCCTTCTTTTTTATCTCTAAACGGTGGATTCCCTACTACCCAATCAACTTTTTTGTCCCATTTATAAAAATCACAACTATCTTCAATTTCACATTCAAACTTTTGGGCAACATTAAGATTATTAAACCAAACCTTATTCTTACCAGAACCTGCATCTAAAAAAGTATCTTCTCGTTTTGCGGGGATTAGAGAAATTAAATCCTTAACCATTTTTTCATTTGTATAATAGAAATCTTTTGTTCTTTTTTTCATCTTCTTTTATCTTTTAGGGGGGAGTAAGTTAATATCACTTTCAACTTCATTTCCCCATACATCCCAGCCATCTGTTTTTTGGCGAGCAAAGAGTTCTATGCGGGGCAGGTCGCCAAATAGTTCTACAATTCTATCTCTTACTATTGCAGGTTTTTCGGAATGTTTTGTTCTTTCACCTTCAATCAAACTTCTTACATTGTGTTTCTTAACTAACTTATGGGAATCTTTTCCCTTTGTTGCCAATAGGCAAAGTTCTATTCCACTTTTCATTGTGTAAGCCCCCATAAAACAAACTTGTTTTCCTTTCTTGTCTTTTTTTGCCCAAGCAAATCCTATTGTTTTATAGTCAAATCCCCACCATTTAATTACTTCAAGACATTTTTCCAAATGATAATCGGTAGTCCAAATAAATAAAATACAATTTTCATCTGTTATCTTTTTAATAGAAAATCCCATTTCCATTATCTTTTTTGAACTCATTACTAAATATGGTGGTCGTCTCATTCCCTTGATAGTAGTGCAATTTGGTTTAGCATTACTATCATTATAATAACTCCAAGGTGGGTCTGCCAATATAATCTGATATTTTTTTATTTTATATTTCATTCTTTTCTATTATCATCTAAACTTTTTTCATACCAAAAATATCCACAATTTATACAAGTTCTTTTTATTCTTCCAAAATCATTATAAATAAGTTCATTGATATAAAACTCTGTTTTTATATGTTCTTCGCCACATTTAGGGCAAAATACTTTATATTTTGGTTTTTTTGTTGCTTTGCCTGTTATCATATTTTTTATGTTAATTTTATTATTCCTCTGACTTCGGAAAGGGCTTTGTTTAGTCCATTCCTGTAATAAGTATCCATTATTTCTGCGGTTTCAATATCTTTCGCAACGAACCTATTAGTAATTTTCTTTTGTGTTTCAATCCTTTTCTCTATCTCCTCCGCCTGATATTTGACGAGGTTGGTGAGGGAGGTGCGGAAGTCATCTAAAATATCTTGATACTCTATTACCTTTAATTCGCCATTTGCCATTTTTTGGGGCATAAACAATCTATCTGATAATTTTCTTTTTAGTTTCTCGCACTCTTTGTTGATGTATTCTTGCATAGGTTAAGATTTAGTTATTTTTTTATATGCTTTCTCAAATGCTTTTTCAAATTCTCCAAAGTTTTTATAATGCCATTTTAGTTCTTGCCATATTTCTTTAAAAAGTTTTTGTTTAGGATTATCACCAATAACCATTTCTTTAATAATTTTTTGCCTCAATGTTTTCATAGTTTTTTATTGTTTAATTACTTATTCCTCAGAGAGAGTGGGCTTTTGGGGAATTACGAAGTCGGTAGCCCTCATCGTATATCAGGCACAATGCCATCACCTATGCTACATCGGTTTCCCCCAGAAACCCACCTTGCTGAGTCGGGCTATTTCCAATTTTTCATATCTTCTACTTCTGCCCAATCTTTTTTCTTTTGTGTGCAATTTTCTCCATCTCTTACAAAAACTCCTTTTGTATGTTTGTACCCGCACTTCTTGCAAACCCAAGTTCTTATCTCTCCAATTATTCCCTCTAAAACATACGGAGCAGAGCAGAATTGTTTGTCGTGTAATCCTATTTTACAAAGTATTTTCATAATCTTTTTACTCCTGTTTTTAGTTTTTTTTAATTGATCTCTTAATTTATTAACGGCATCTAAACTTATATTCTTTGGTTTTTGATGAATTATTTTTCTATGGAGAATATAATCAAGGCAACTATTTATGAGCCTGATTTCTTCTAAATCTAAAATGTATTCTTTGGTTTCTCTTATTTTCATAATTCTTTTTCAGCTTTTAATAATTTCTCTAATTTTTTATAGAAAATATCTAACTCTTTATGTTCTTTTAGAGTCGCACCGCTGAAAGTATCCATACAGATTTGTTCTACTTCTTCCAATAATTCTTTTCTTGCTTGTTTATAAATTTCCTTTTGATTTTCTTGTAAAAAATAATCCCAATATTTGTATTTCTTTCCGTGAACCTTCCAAGCAGATATACCCATTGGAAGTTCTGATTTTTTATCTCTAAACATTGAATAAGTATATTTTTTACCTTTGCAGATTTTACAAATTTCTTTATTCATCTCTTTTTTGTTAATTATATTCTTTGGCTGATTAAGAGGGGTAAATTTCAAATTCTTTTGCTTCATTCCAATCTTTGAAAAATACTGGTTTTACTTCTGTTCTTTTATCACTTTGGTAATCTTTAAAATTATCCGTTATCCAAAAACCCTTATTCCAAGCACTCACAATATACCCTTGTTTTATTTTTATTCCGTCTAATGGCTTGTTGG